AAGGTTTGCACATATAGTCACAATGCCTTATACTAATATCCATAAGGGACGGGTCAAACAGAAAGGAACAATTATGGCATGTAAAATAATCTCTGAACTTTCCATCCCAGGGGCAGGGCCGCGCACCGAATATAACGAGAATGGAACCGTCACGATAACTTTGTACAAGCGCCAAGGCACCTACGAGACAAAGTTGCACATTGGTGATAAGTTTTTTGGTCCTTGAGCACGTGGGCAAGCACGATGCAAAAGTATCGTTTAAAGCCTTTGAACGCAAGTATCTTTTGATGGCTGAATGGAACGCGCGGTTTAAGTAGCCGAGTTAGGAGAATAATCATGATGCATTACAGTGTACGAATTAGCGAGAACGGCAAGGTTCGTTATTTCGATGCACAGGGATACACGCCTGGTGATGCCTTGAATGAAGGCATTATGTCAGCGCATATCCGTAAGGGCGCGACCGTAAGTATCGGGGCAGCCCAGTGGGTTTGGGACGAATATGTTGCCGTTACCACCACCTACCAGCACGTGCCAGAACGCGATACAGAACGCTACAGCGCGTGGCAGCTGGTAGGCGCAGACCACATCGAGTGGATGTGCAATAAGCCGTACTAGTAGAGTCAAGGGCGCAGTTCGAGGAGTAGCATCATGTACCACCATCTAGCCCCATTGGCCGCCTTCATCGGCCTTATTCTAGCTATAGCAGGCTCGGCGATGTTTGCTCGCAAGCCCAGCCTGTTAGCCGTTGCCCTGGTAATAATCGGGGCAGCGTTGACCGTCACACCGTATGCGTAAAGGAGTAAGCTCATGAGCACCAAAATTGATTACCGCATGGAGTTGGTGGCACGTGAGGACAGGGCAGACAGGGTAGCCGAGACTATCCGCAAGTGCAAGGGGGAGTGCCAGCGTGCGGATGGTGCGTGGTATCATGGGGTGTTTTTCGGAGTCTTGCGCATTCTGCCCATCTGCGAAAGGTATTTTGACGCTTTGCAGACGGGTGAAGATTTGTTGGGGGTGATGTAATCATGCTGTACCCTCTAATCTCACGTCGAGAAGTGGATTATCTGCTCAGTAGGTACCAGAAGGCGTTTACCAAAGCCAAAAAGCCACAAGAACGCGCCGCGTTGTGGCAAAAGGTCATTCACGAGTTCCGAATCCGTTGTTACCTTTGGTACATGGAACCCGAGGATTGCACCGGCAAGGCCATTTGGTGGATAACTCCGAAGCACACCAAATACGCCCGCTGGTATGAAGTTTGCCAAGGCGTTGTGACAGACGTACATAACAGCGTGTTTTTCGTGCAAGCCGGGAAAAAGAATGTAACCATTAGGATGAAGCACCTGCTTGCAATGTCAGACCTGGGAAGGAATGAAAATGGACAACACTGAGTTTGCCAGACGGCTTGCAAAGGTCCAGGACGAGTTAGGAACTTTGTGCAGCTATCTAGAACACAATTCGGTGATGGACGAACGGGAGGATTATTTGTTGATTGGCCTGGTTCGCGCTGCGTGGACTGTGTCGTTATGTTTTAACGAAAGCATACGTACTATTATGCGATTGCCCTAATCAAAAAGGCCCTCCAATCGGAGGGCCTTACTTTATCTCAAGCCGCACATGCTCAGCATGTCCAGCCACATCTCACGTGTTGCATCCGAATCAAAATAACAATCGCCATGGCTATAAGCACGAACAGCGAACTTGATAAGCGGGGCATTTCGCTCAATGAGCATCGTATCAGGTGACATATCATGCCGCGTCAAAACAACCACCTGTTTCCCACTCGGGGGCTTGCGGTCTACGTACACGATGCCCGAATGCATATCTTGCCAAATGGCAAAGGGAATGCCCCTAAACTTAAGCGCGATGATGCAATCACAGCTTTTAGTCCTCGTCTTTACGAATTGCCCGGTCATGTTGGTAAATTCGCTCTGCTGCGCGTACTCGGCATAATCGCTGCCAGCGGTAAATGTCCCGATATTCGAGGTTGCCGAATACTGTTCGAACTTAGCGTTAAAGGCGTTCTCGTAGTACACAGCAGAATCACCTACCTTGAAATATCGGCTGCTACCTCGGGGAATCGGTGTAATGCCCCACGCTTGAAACAAAGGATTAACAAGGTCGGCGTTATTCGCCAGGCCAACCAAGATAACTCGGTCCTCTCGGCGGTCGAACGTTTCCCACATGTTCATGAGCATGTCAACGCAACCGCTCGGGTAGGGTGGGACGCGTTTCTCTTTGATAAACTCGTCCAGAACCATCAACGTGTTATTTGCCGTGGTGGCACCCTTCAGCGAATCGAAGGAGGTAAGCGCATACATCTGCCCCAGGTTTTCCCACTTTGGTTTCCACTTGATGTTGCCCGTATCCTTTTGTGCCTGGTACGCGGTCTGCATCATGCGACCATTCATACGAAATCGCTGCCCGGGGAACTCGTTGTTGCGTTCAATGTCTGACAAAAACCCCTCAGGGCTGCGTAAAATGCGGTCAATCATCGTATCGTAATAACGAACATATGCCCAGGTTTCACCTTTGGTCAAAAATCGCTTGATGCCGACCTTCTTCATTGCGTACGTTTTGCCCAGGCTTCTAGGCCCTGTGCACAATCGCACGGGGCACCTCGCACCCATTAACGCGCTAGGGTCCCAACGCGCCCATTTAGGAATACCACTCATTATCTTGCTCCTTACTGCCCGATAAATCGGTAAATCTCCAAATTGCTACCCCATGAATAATAATTCTCCACGGGGTCGGCTTCAACTTTCGGGCAAGGGGCCGCGCCCGCGCCCCATGCAACGCCGTTGCCCCAATACCAACCGACATGCTCGGGGTTGGTCATCAAAATCAAGTCTCCAGGTTGCATCAAATCGCGTTGAATGCCATCACATATTTTAGTGGCCGTATCGCGCATTGTCCATGTTGACGTACCGAGCCAATTATACTTGCCATTAGTGGCTTTGTTTGCCGCCCACCAAATGCATGCGGAACAATCGGTAAAACCGCTAACGTCCGGTTCCAACCTGCCTGCCGCCTGTGCGTAGTTAAACGCGCCCTCGTTTTGTTCCCAGATGGCCCGCATGGCTTCGAACTCATCGCTACCGCCCCCGCCGCTTCCGCCACCTCCCGTGCCCGGGTAGGCCGGGGCTGTTGCGTTTCGCACGGGCAGCCACACACCGTTGCCCGTGTTGTGGCACACTAGGCGCGAGCCCTGTCCCATTGCTCCGTATACGATGAGGTCATTGCCCACTTGCTCCAGGCGGCTAATGCTCGATTTGGTCTGGCCGTTGGTGTCGGGGTTCGTGCCCGGCGTAAAGTCTGATTGCCCAAAATCAGGTGGGGCGCTCGTGCCGTCCCAATCATTGAGCAGCTGATACACGCGATTATAGCGATTCGAGTACCCCGACACCGGCCACGTGTTAAGCGTTGCATTGAGGTACTCGTCCAGGCTTCGCCCACCGCCTATGTTGGCAAGGATTTGGTTGGCGCTTGCCGGTGCCTGGTGGTAGACGGATAACATAAAGATGGTTTGCTTTACGTTGTCGGTTGACATGCCCCACCCGGCTAGGGTGTCGAACGCCCCGCCAGAACCGAAAACCCAATCAAGAAAGAACTGATCTTGCACAGCATGGTTTTCCGTGTCTTGGGCAGAAGCTACCCAGGAATCTGCATCGTCCTGGTAAAGGTAAAACCCAGTCCACCAGGTTGCATCGGCATCGGATGGATGATTAGCCACTGCGTCTTTAAGGCGCGTTGATAGCTTGCCATAGCTTGCGCTTGCATTGTCGCGTAACCGTTCCATCAGCGCCGCCGCGTTGTAGGCGTAAAACTGCCCGATGCCGAGCGTGATAGGGTCATTCATGTTGACGGCGGCATAATCGCAGCCTGATTCTACGGTACAGATCGTGTATTCGCAAAACTGTTGCTGCTCTTTTGTCCATGCCATTACTGCTCCTTATAAAGCAAACCCCACGTGCCTTGTCCACGTGGGGTTTAGAGTGGTGCCTATGGGCTGTATGCGGGAACCCGTGGCCAGTTTATTTTACCGCAATGTTAAACAGTTGCGCAAGTTTGGAGTTTGCCAGCTCGGGGGAAAGCTTGCAAACGTTTTCGAAAATCGAGACGATTTCGGTCAAGATAATGAAAACGCACACGGGGACGAACAGCGGTAGGGTAAACCCCAGGTCGACAAACTGCATCGCCCATTCCACGAGTGCCGCCAGAATGATGGCCATGATAAATCCGCACTTGTGCCACAGGCCAGCTCGCATTTTAGTTGAATCCAGGGCCTTGTTCGCAACCGCCTGCATCACACCGGTGACAAGGTCCATCACCACGAACGCCGCCACGATTGCAGCAATGTGCCAATCCATGCTATTTCCTTTCAATCGTTATCTTGTACGTATCATTTTCTAACACTTCCGGAGTATCAACGCCAGGGCTGCCAGGCCCAATAGTGTCAACACGGTTTGCGCTACCTCTAGCATAAGCTTGCCATTGCTCCTTACTACCGTAGAACAAATCAAGGTCAACATTACCGGCAATGCCGTTAACAACGCCGTCTGAGCAGAATTGCCACGCTACCACGTTACCATCAGCGGCGGGGCAATCCCAGCCTTGCGCCTGGCTCCATGTAGGGCTTGCAACATCGGGATAAGATGCAACCCAACGCGCACAATTCTGGTTCACCCCGCCCTGGTTAAACCGCCACGGGTTGGCGTAAATCCATGGCCACACGCCCGTATGCTCATGCACATACTGCACGAAAGCGTTTACCCATGCAACGTCCTGTTCACCCTCCCAGTCCAGGATGGGGATTCCCTGGCCGAAATAGTTGCCGCAATTGTCAACGTAAAATGCGGCTTCGCTGGTTGCGTCACCATCACCCGCGAAGTGATAAAACCCCCAGGGCATATCAGCTGAAATAGCCTGCTTGATAATCGAATCGCAATACGGGTCAACAAACCCAGTGCCTTCGGTTGCCTTTACGATAACTGCATCGGCCCCGGTAAGGGCGGGGTTGTACCCGCCCTGCCAGTTTGAAGTGTCTAGGAAGTTGAGCATGTTATCACCTGCTCATTATCGCCGTGACACGTGATTCGGCGTAGCTGTATGCCCACATCTTCGCCCTTCTCCCGGTGGGGCGGCTATCTGCCCCGAGGCGCTGCACGGTAAGGCCGGTTGCATCGAACGTAACCAGGTTGGCCACAAGGCGGGACGTGTCAGCGTCTTGGCTACGGTATACGTTGTTATACGTATCTTGGATAACGCTGCCGACTGTTATAACAGGCACGCCCCTATGCACGATTGCGCCGTCGGCATGCTCATGCCCGCACAACATAGCTGTTGGTGCGCCGGTAAGTTCGGCGTGCCGGAATACTGCATCGCTTAACTGGGCAACTCCCGGGTAAATCTGCGTAACGTCAGGATCATACCAACTAGCGTTGGCAAAGTATGCAGCGTTGGTGAATCCGTCAGCCGAGTATGCCAGGTTGTGTGGCGCGATGTGGGCTAAAACCAACGTGGGCATTGTGTTAAGCACGCTTCCCAGCCATTTAACCTCATTCGCCAGGTCGGTGCCCAGGGCTGTAATGTCAAGCCCGACTACCCGGCAACCCTCCATGTCTTTATGCCACCAGGTAGCGTTAGAGTCCGGGAAGGTCAGCCCCTGGGCCGGGAACGGGTCGAAGAACTTTTTGCGAAGCGCTGATTGGCTCGGCTTGTCGTGCCAGTTGTAACCCGAGGGGTCTGTCCCGGATTCGTTTATAGCGTCATGGTTGCCGATTACCGGGAGAATTTTGCCCATGTCCAGGTAGCCAATGGATTGCTGGTGGTAATCGGGCACCATGTCTCCCGTGTGTATAACGGGCGCACCCATAGATGCCGCAAGCGCCATCGCGTCAGATGTGCCAGCGGCATAGCCGTGTGTGTCTGAGATGTGCAGCGCGCGCATGTTAGCCAACCGTTGGGTTCGTGCGCTGGTATGCATCTTGCACGCTCAGCGATAGACCGGAGTTGATCCCCATGAATAGGACAACCGAGCCTATTAGCGAAAAGCTGATACCGCTTGCGGGGGGAGTCGCAATGGTGATGTTCCTCGTGTTTGCCACATGCGTGTAGAGGCTAGTCCACTCTATAAAAGAGTTGGAATCATTCCACAGCAAAACAGAGGCATCAGCCAATACGCCGCGTACAGCTAGGTTAGGCACATAATTAGGCAGAGTAAAGTTGGCGCTAGTACCGCCCGTGTATTTATTAGACATGCGGTTTAGCACCAAAATGCCCAGTTCGACGATGTAAAACCCTTCGAGCATTCCCCCGCTAGGGACTACCATGCCTGCATTGTCCGCGTTCGCATCTGCGCTAGAGAATCTCTTTACAGTAAGGCCAGCCCACATCGCAGCGATTGCCGTTTGGTCAAGCTTGGCAGCGGTAACAGCGCCGTTAGACAAGCTCTCGGATGTGATGGGGAACTTAGTTTCCAGCTGCGCGGCCTGGTCATAAAGCTTGCCAATGTCTTTCTCGTTGGTAGCGGACAACGAATACGCGTTGTTGGCGGCTGTCTGCACACCGGCAATGGTGGTCTCGACCTGGCCGACACGGTTAACAGCGTTGTTGGCAGCAGAAAGCGCGGTAGATGCATTAGCGCCAACCGTTGTAATGCCCGCGTCGATTTTGCTCATCGCGGCGTTGAAGTCCCCCAGCCACGTGGGCTGGTCGTTGTCGGTAAACAACGGGAGTTTGTAGTTGGTGGTTTCGTTGGTTGCTGACATGTGGTCTCCTTATCACTGCACAAAGGCTAAATATGGTGGCAACAAAAATGTTACGTTTGCGGCACCAGAGTAAGGGTATGACGGTACTCCGTTGGTTATTGTGCAAGCGTCAATCAAACCACCAGAAAATTGCACGAAACACTTGAACGATAAATCTGTATTTACCACACAAGGGCGCGACTCCCAGTTATTGTGCGTGCATCGCACACGAATCACTGTGGTAGTGTAAAATATCCCGTCTTTTTTGACTATAGTGCCATACGCGGAATACAAACTAAAAATACTCGTGTCTGGTGCCTGCAAAGGGACGTTTACACCTGCGGGTGGGGGAACTATCGCTGTGGTAGCCCTATCAGGTGCGTATGCAAAAACGGCATCAGGACTTACGGCCACACCGTCCGTTGAATCGTTGGTCACCTCGTGCGCGATCTTGACGTGTCCATACATGTGCTCGTTTGCTGTGCCGAAAATAGGCTGTTGGCTAGCGTGATTCGTTGGCGCTTTACCCTGGACGGCCAGCTCTAGCGCCTGCGTCTGCGCTTGCAACTGGTTAATCTCGGCAAGCGCCTGTTCAACAGTTTCCGCATCCATGCCAACGGATTTTGCAAGCGCATCCAGAAACTGATAGCTTACTGCTTTTCCAGCCATATCACACCTCCTTTGCTACCCAGTCGTTATAAGTCTGCACGGCGAACGTAACATCGAACTCACGTGCCGTGATGCCTTTTGCATCATACGTCTTTGCCGTGTATCCCATCCCGTCATAATCCTTGGCGGTTACCGAAAACGGGCGGTCGAAATCATACACGCGGTCAACCACGATTTTGATGGGTCGGGCAGTGCCCCACGTTGGGTCAGCGACTACCCCTGGAAACTCGGTAAGCTGCTGGATAAGACTGAGCAGGTAGTTGTAACGTTGCACCACGTCAGCCGAAATCGCCTGGTCCTGCGCGTCAACATATGCCTTTAGCGTTGCGGCCGATGCATCGATCAGCGCCTGTGCCTGCTCGGCGTTGATCGTGCCCATCTCAAGCCCTGTAGCATAGAGATACAACCAATGAATCTGGTCCTCGGGAGTTCGCATCTGCGCGAAATCCAGCCTGTCGATGCCGGTATAGCCTGGCATAGCAGGGGACACGTTGGCGGCCTGCGTATCGGCGGCGTTTTGGTTTTCGAGTGCACGGAACCCGTACGGGCTATACATCCCCATCTGCACCATCTGCTTTCGGCTCGATTTTGGCCCGCTCGTCAATCAACTTGATAAGCGCGTCAACTCTGCGGATGCACGTGCTGATTTCTTGTGCCAGCGGATTTAACGTGTAATACGCGTCGATGTCGTTATCCATCATGGCGTGCTTCGCGTCAAGCTCGAAACACAGCCGCATGCTGTCCAGCTGTATGCGCATATACTTATAATCCTCTTTGCTTTGCATCCCCATACCTCCTTACTACATCGGCAGATCGTCCCATGTTTGCATAAACAACGGCTCCAGCAGGTTGAAAACCAGGGTGTCCGTTGCCATGAAACTCGATGCCATCATATCATACACGGCGTTACCAACCCCGGAAATAGAGCTGTACGTTGTGGCTGCTGTGCCGTCCTGGTTTCCGTTATCGGTTTGCTTGGTAACGCCCGTTAGATACTGCTCTCCATCTGGGTTATCCAAAAATACCTGCGGCGTACTCGATGCCGTGGCTACGCTTTGGTTGCTGTTTTTGCCTTGAGTGGCCGAATTGCTTTTACCTTGCGTAGTCGCAAATGGGTCGAACTGCTCACGACGTACCAGCTCATACACGGGGTTGATGTTGGGCATCTGCTCAACCATGCGCCGGTTCAGGTAAAAGATAAACATAGCGGGCGTATCGCTCGCGATTCGGCGAAAGCAAAAATGATTGTAGATTGCACGGTTAAGTTTCTCGCGGTATCCCTCGTCAAAGAGGGGATAGTCTTGCATTCCCCAATCATAACCGAGTGCTTCCACCACATCCCGGAGCGTGTATTTATGTTCATCAAGCGAGGCAAAATCGTTGTTGCTAAAGGTTAGCATCTGCATCCCCTTCCACAGCGTCCCCGTAACCCGACAAGTCCGGGCTGCTCATATACATGCTCTGCTGCTCAGATTCGGCAGGCATGTGCGGCACGCTCCACTTTACCGAGCAATCCCAGCCGTACATGTCGTTGATTCGCTTGCAAAATTCCTGGCGGGGTTTTAGGAACGAATTGCGCTGAATCATGAATTGCTCATTGTTCGCCAGGGTTTCAGCGGTCTGCACGCGTTCTTTTTTCTCAGCGGCGGCGTTGTTGTCGATGCCGAGCATCGTATACACGGCTGACACGATTTTCAGCTCATCATTGAGGATATCGCTACCGGCATAGGCAGCTTTATTCATGGTCTGGAGCACCTGCACGCTCATGTTTTGCATACCCGAAGGGTTCATGTAGATTGCGGGCTGTCCCGAATCAATCCGGTTATACATGTCCTGGGCTTGCTTTTTGCCGTACTCGTCCACGCTGATAACGTACGGCACGCGCATTGCCCTAACATGCTGGTCAACGGTTGTGTCCATATCGGCCAGGCGTTGGGCCTGGCGGTCAATAAGCTGTAGCACGGGGAAACGCGTGAGGTTGTCCCAGCAGATAACGGCATCGGCTGGCATTACCACGGTTTTAGTCCCGTATTGATTGCCGGCATGCTTAAACCACCAGTTGCAATGTCGGCGCTGGCGCTGGCCGTTCGGCGTGTAAACGTCAATGGTGTTGGGGTTGCGGTAAAGGTCAAGATTGCCCACCGGGTTCATTCGACCGCACCAGTACGTGAGCACGCCGCTGGTGGAACGTTTCGTTGCGGCGAACGAGCCATACCCGCACAGCAGCGTTTCCAAATAGCGCGAATCGATACCGTCCGGCAATCCTTCCCACTCAAATCGGCTGATTGCAGCCGTCCAAAACAGCTGGCGCCAATAGTCATACGTACGATACCGCTTTACGCTGGCCTGCCACCGTTTGACGTAACGCTTGCCGAACATAGACACGTTAAGCGGCGTGAACTCGGTTGGGTCTAGCATCCAAGGTTCCATGCATCCTCCTTGCTTTAGTATTCGATATTATACAGCGGGGCGTTGGCCACCGGCGAAATACTGCCAATATCAGACGGGTTGCCCCATACGGTAACGCCCTTTTCAAGCACGCCGCGGATTGCGTCCTTTTCGGCTTCATTTGCCTTAGCGCACGTGATATAGGTTTCGGATACCTGCCAGTAGCTAAAATGATTCATAATTTTAAGCGCGGTCATCTTCGCGCCGCCGAAATTGTAAAAGCGCTGAATCTTATAACCGTATCGTGCCCAGAAATCACAGACCGTGCGCATGGCTGCACCGCCAGCAGTTTTGTAATTGACCGCGAAACCGACAAGGCCGTTTTTCCACATGAACCCCTGGCCGCCCATCTGGCCGACCGTGGACGGTGCCTGCAATGCCGCATCCTGGACGGTTGCGTTGATGGCGGCAATCTGATTTGCATAATCGCCACGCGCCGCGTACTTCGCATAGTCAAGGTTTTGACCTGCAACCTGGCGTGATAAGTCTTGGGTTGCGTTAAAGGCAAGGTTCCCCGTTTGGCGCTGCGCAAGGTAATTAGCGGCACCGGCCAACGTTACCTCGTTAGAGCTTACGGCTGGTTGCCCGGTAAGGCGATTCAAGCCGCTTTCAATCGCACCCATGGCCTGCCCGGCATAGTTCGCAATCTGAGGTGCGCCAATAGGCCCTTGGTCATAACGGTTGGCCTCATTGAGCGCGGTTTGATTCATGGCCTGCGAATACGCCAGGTCTGACGCGGCATTGCTTTTAGCGTTCTGCCATCCGGCGGATTCGTATTGATACGCGCGAGTGTGCGCAGTTGATGCAAGATAGGTGATGTAGTTGCTATTTACAATCGAGAATTGCGGGAAGTCGGCCAGCCATAGGCAAGAATCCAAAAAATCGCCGCTGGGAATAACGCCGGTGTGGTCCGAACCGTCGAAGCCATGCCACGTGTACTGATTGTAGTTGACCGGCTGGCCGCCCTCGAACGCCTGGCCGTAATTAGTTGGAAAAACGCCGATACGCGCGAACGGTGCGACAGCGCAGCCAATGACCGTAAGCGCAAGGGTGTTGCCGTACACCAGCTCAGGCTTGACGAATACCGAGTTGCCATTATAAGCGGTAAGCTCGATTACCGAATACGGGTACGTATAGGCCTTATATAGATCGTGATAACCATCAGGCACGCCGTTCGACAGCTGCTGATAGATGTTGCCGGTGGTTGCGTAGGTTTTAAGCGGCAATTCCAGCGTATCTGTCTCGCCTAGAAACTGCATCGTGATACCCGAGTCACCGAACAGCTGCACATCCGTTCCTGCCGACAGCAAACGGGCCGGAAAGGTGGACACCGATTGTATGCATTGGGCCACCCAGCTTTTCTCCTTCATCGCATTGAGCACGGCTTTGAAAGTGCTCAGCGTCATGGAGTACACATTACATCCAGATGGGATGCCGTCCGCGTTCTGGCCGTCCGCAACGTTAAGATTCGGGTTATCGGTTGTGCCTGGGTCGGCGGCAAGGTCTGCACTGCTGATGATGATGATTTTACCGATATCAAAAGTTGACGCATCCGTCAGCGGATACCATTCGTGATTAGCCATCACGTACGAATCACCGATATCCAGGCCTTCGGGCACGTTAAGGTATTTTCGCAGATACTGCCCCTGGAGGTTTTGCACACCGTTTTTGAAAACAGCGTTAGATACGCCCATGTGTCCACGCTCTACGAACATGTTACCCAGGCATACGCCAAACTGATACGTCTGTATAACGTCCAGCTGCAACGTTAGTTGCGTTGTGCCGGGTGCCACGTAATCGGTAGACAAAATAAAGTAGCACAGCTTAAGCGGCTGTTCCTCACCGTCAACCGGCTGCATGGGGTTTTGGACCACAACATAGTTATATTTGTAAGCCGCCGAATAAGGCACCGGCACGCTGATAGGCTCGTTTGGCCGACAGTACGAAAAACGCTTTGATCGCCATCCGGTGCCGCTAAGGGCCTGCGCATCAAGGTAGGCGTTACGCTGCTGCACATCATCCCAGATAACGATATCCCGATAATTAGCATCCCACGGCACCTGCATCAGCGTTACCTCTGTGCCAACCGGCCATGTGTTAGGCGTTAATCCTTGTGGTGTATCAGGCATTTTTACTCCTTAAACAAAAATGAGGGCGCATTACGCGCCCTCATTATAGCAGCGTTAAAGCTTTAAGCTTCAACGGTGACGGCCACCTTGGCGGTAACGCTTGCCTTAGCCGGGTCACCACCCTTTGCCACAAGGATGATGGTGGTGCTGCCAACCGACACGCCGGACACGGTAAGCACGTCATCGGCAACAGCAGCGACCGTGGCAATAGCATCATCGGCGCTATATGCCTCATAGCTCTTATCGGTTGCACCGGTCGGAGTCCAGGTCAGAGCACTCGTGGCATTCGCGCCAACCTTAACCGTTACCGCAGCGCCGGCAACAGCGGTTGCATACGTGGCACCGGCGATGGTAAAGGTGTAAAGCGCCTGATACTGACCATCGGCAACCGAAGTAGCAGACACGACAACCTTATCAATATCGTGACAATTGCCCGAGTGGAAAACGCCGTTGCTGTCGATGTACATCTCTGCGGGGAGCGTTGCACCTGCACCGCGTCCGTTAAACGCCTTGATCTCATACACAACAGCTTGATTCGGGCCGTTCGTGCCCTGGACCTTGGCGACAAGCTGCACAGATTCACCAGGCTCGATGGTCTTAGACGTACCACCGTCCATGTCGGTAAGAGTAACGCCCGTATACGTGGCCGGCAGTGCGGCAATCTCGGAATCCGGACGGGTAGAGAACATGACTGAGCCGAGGAACAACGAATAGCTCAGTACCTGCCACACGTGCATAAACGTGTTGTAGCTCAGATTATCGGGGTTCATCGGAGCCGTTGCCGTAACCTGCAAAGTGTCCGCGACTTGGAACCATTCCTCGTCGAGCAACAGCGCCTGGCAGCCGGGAATGGGCAGCTCATCCAGGACGATGACCTCATCGGCGATAAGGCGCTGATTGTCCTCATTGAACGCATATGCGTTGACAGCGACCTTAAGCGCAGCTTCCACGTCTGAATCGATAATCGCAATCAGACGGTTGGAACGCGTTGCCAATCCTTTATTGCGACCCTCGGGGGAATATTCCGTGCGGAAATACTTCATCTTGTTATACGTCGCGCGCATCGCTTCGATAAGCTTAACGCCTGCCTGGACCTCTTCCTCATGGGTGAGCGTCTTGTTATGCAGGTCGGGTACCTGAATATTCCAGAAACCCCAAAGGTTGTCGAACGTCTCCAAAAGGCTGCGCATCAGCAGATATTCATCGTTATTCGCGGATGCAATCGGGGCGGCCGTCAGCGAATTAAAGAAAGCCGAAATAGATTCGCCCTCGATAAAGGAGCCGCGCAAAACATCCTCCATGGGGATGTTGATAACATACTTATCGCGGCGATTCTCGGAGTGGAAAATCTGGTGAATATCGGGTTCGCGACCCTCGCGACCGAACACGTTCTCTGCATGAGCGTCATAGGCGCGGGCCTTGATAAGATTAGCCTGCACCTCCTGGATGGTTCGACCATAGCGCAGGGTGGGGCGCTTCAGCTTCGCCAGCGGATTGGTGAAGTTCATGCGGTCGTTAATCTGCACGCGACCGATACGCGCGAGAAACACGTTCCAAAAGACATCCCAGGACGGCGAATAATGGTTCATGGCGCGAAGGGTTTCGGCCACGGAACCCTGCGTGGTTGCGGGGATTCGCTGCTGGTAATCGTTAGGCGCATACTTGCGCACGGTGTCCAGAATCTGCGCATTAGTGAGGGTCAGACGGCCCTCTTCATTAGTAAGTTTGCTCTTTGGCATATCTACTCCTTAAAGGCCGAGCATCCCGGCCAGGTCCTCGTCATCCAAATCGATCGCCGCGCCGTATTCGTCATCAGGCATTTCCGCATCAGGCCTGCCGTCCTCCTCTTCGGATGCCGCCGAAATGGTCGCCATTGCAGCGGCAAGGCCCTGAACCTGCTCTTCCAGCGCATCAAGGCGTGCCGTCATCGCGCCCCAATCGTGCTCTTCCGCTTCCTGCTGCTGTTCGGCAGCGGTTTCCTCTTCGCAAGGATTGCCGCTTTCCTCCTCGCGGGTCTCCTCGGCTTCGGTTTCGCGTGCCTGCTCCTCGTACATAAGCACCTCCATTCGTGTATGTTCGGACGGGCCTATAATAGCACGAAACCCCGCACCGTGATACGGCCGGGGTTTCAAAGGGTCGTCCAGCTAACAACGCACACCATGGGAAGCCTGCCAGCTAGGCACGTACCGAGTTAGGGTTGCATTTACGTGCCGCTATCCACGTGTGGCGAACAACGCTGCACCAGACGTTGTTATTATGCGTGTAATTGATACACGCTGTCAAGCAGCACCACGCCACCAGGGACGGTTTTCGGCATAAGCTTCGCGAACAGCGGGCAAATCTTGGTGTTTCCGTCCTTATCGGTAAAGGCGTTGCTAAAGCCATACTCAAAGTTATCCCAGTTGACTAGGGCCTTAACGTCATCCGGCATGCCCGCGCAGGTAACAGAGAACTTTCCGTTTAGATCCCACACATAGGCTTTTGCACGTAAGTGTTTAGCACGGGTGAAGGTTCCTTCCACCTTCCAATGGCAAAGTTCCTTGTCATGGATAGGAATATTAGCAGGCTGCTCTGTGCCGAGCAAATGCAATGAATCCGTATCGCAATAAACAAAGCGATCGCGATTATCGAGGATAGCGAAAAGCAGCTCTCGCCTGGCATATGCAGTGCAAAACACGCCAACGGGGATGTACACGGGCGTACGTGTTTCTTCTTCGCCGAGCACGTAACGCACAATGCCGTCTTCAGCATCGTAAACGGGTATTTTGCCCGTTACGTCCGGGTTGGTCGCAAACTTGCCGTATAGGTTGTTGAGCATCAGCTTTGCAAGCTGGCGCAATCCACCGGTTGATGTTTCTTTGACATGGCCCCAGTAATCGATATATTCGTCAAAAAGCCCTTTTCGTGCCGCGAACTTATAACCACCTGCATACATGATCACATCAACATCATACATGCGTTGCATAATCTCCCAGTCAACAGACGTTACCGTGATTTCAACCGGTGCCACAGTTTCGCGCACATACTCATGATTGCCGTAAAAACCTTTGTTCTTAAGCTGTAACATCGGCACGCCTTCGGGCTTTAGGCTAAACTCCACCACCATACGTTGCACGTAAAGCGGATAAGCCGGATCATGCTCATACTTCCCCTCGAAGATAACCGGAGCGCCGCAAGGGTAGGGGTACTTCTTCATGACAGATGGATACATCGAGTTATAGTCAACCGAAATACCTTCGCCGATTTCCACACCTGCGTATTTAGGCTCCACGTAAGTAAAGCCCCCTCGATATGCCTTGCGGATGTCGTTATCCGCTTCCAGCGAAAGAGCGGGGAAGTAGGTTTTAAACGCCTTCTTGCCAAACTGCTGTTTAAAAAAGGCCATGGCGTTAGCACCGATGGTCATTTTCTCCAGGCCCTGGGCAAAATTTTGCTGTAAAGCGCGCGCTACGATCTGTACATCGTGACTGATGTAATAAAGCTCATCGTCGGTTATCTTGTGACCAGGTTCGCGGTATTTGCGATAGTCCAAATCGCCCTTTTGCTCAGGGAGGTTAAACGTTTTGGCGATTCGTGCGACGGTCATAGGGAACACTTTGAGCGAATCTTGAATGATAACACGAGTGCCATTACCGAAACATACTTCGATTTGATAAAACTTTCCCTTGTTCGAAATAAGCGTAGCGAATTGACTACGTCCCGGATTAGTTTTAGCGTACGTGTACCCACACCGCATGAGGTAATCCAATATAAACTTGCCGTCAAATGCAAGATTGTGAAACCATGCCGTGTGCACATCGCCGCGTGACAGCCAATTCATAAAGGTTTGTATGGAGTTACCATAATAAACCTGCTCGGGGTCATCAATGAGCGCAACAGCCCAGGCCCAAACTCGGCAATCCTCGGGGTCGGTTGTTGTCTCGAAGTCAGCTGAAACCGCCCAGCTCATTGCTACACCTGAGCCGCTTTAGCCCGTTCGCGGCCACGCTTCGCGCGGCGGCTGCTGTATCGTTCCATGTTCTTTTGCACTTCAACGATAGATTTACCTTTGGTAACGGCCTGCGCCCGCTCCACATATCCGCGAAACGTTCCCATTGGACCTTCACCGTCAATTGCCCCACCCTTGGGGCTGTATGAAAATTCGAGCGTATCCCATGACGCGTAAACAGTTGAGAGCAAATCAAACGAATCATTGTCGAGGTTGCGCACAACCTCGGCGAGTTCGTACTCGTCTAGTTTCCACAGCATCTTTTCCATGGCTTCGCGCTGGCGCTTGCGATACCAGCTAAACTTATGCTTGTTCCGCTCCTCGAAGCGTTTAATGCGGCGCTTAGCAACCTCCACAGATGCGGGCGGGGTCATCTTATCCACGTCAATAGGCGCAAGCAGGCCTAAAATGCCCTGGCCCTTGCCCAAAATCCCTTCACGCGGAGTATATGCCTTTTGCCATTCGCCAAGCGCAATGCCTGCAATACGCTTACGCTCGGCCGCTATAAACTTGTTACGCTCGCGCTGAAGGCGTTTCGCCTGGTCAATCAGCTTGGTTGGTATGACATTGCCGCTGCTGACGCCCGTATAGCGTGAGTTACGGTTCCATGCGTCAAGCCGCTTGGCGTAGGCCTGTTGCTGAGCCGGTGACATTGCTTTTATTTCCGCCCACGATTTACGCGGAGACACAGCCGCAATGGCTTCGCGGTTTGCACCTTGCTTGCGCAGCCTATATTCCTTGTCACGCGCACGTTTTTGCACGCGGTTAACGTCATACGCCATTTTGCACCACCTAAACAAAAAGAGGGGACTTTACAGCCCCCTCATGCTATCACACGGCTTTACAAGGAGCCGGAAAGATTAGAGTACAATAAACTGCTTCAGCTTGCGGCCGCCGCCAAGTTTACGCTCAGTAAACTCAATGGTGATAGGCTCGGCTGCAAAATCGGAGCCGTACGCCATAATGAGATTCTTGGCACAACGGGCGATGCCGTCAGACTGGCTAAAGTATGCGCCCTGCTCGGTAATAAACGTGGTGCCTTCACACACGACAACTTCGCCGGTTGCCTGGTCCAGCCGCTCCGTGGGCTGCACGATGATACCGGAAAGCGTGAGCTGCTTAATATCAGCATCATTGAGGGATTCGGCGGTATTCAGAGCGTTGAAAAGGCGCTTCTTACCTTCGCCCGTGGTGGTGTCAAATGCCAGGGCCATGACGGGCTTAGCGGTAACGGTAGGGACCATGCTGTTGTTTTCGGTGGTAGTGATTTCGGTTGCCATTTTAATTCTCCTTAATTCGTTCGTGTGCGCAAGCGATAAATTCTTCAACACTCATGTAATAGACATGAGTTTCCTGCTCTACTTTGTTGATAGTGATGGACTGGTCATTGTACTTTCGGCGGAAGTATTTGCTGGCCTTTTCCTCAGTGGTGGGGAAGGTAGTTACATCGCAAAAATCTTCAAACTCCCCGTACTGATTTACGTGCTGACCAATGCAAACCGTGGTGGTAATACTTCGCGTGATTTGGCTCGTTCTGGGCATGTTGTATTCACCTCCTTTGCTGGGCACTATGTTAACACGTGTGATTAGGGTTGGCAAGTGGCTATTGTGTCTGTGCCGCAACCTCAATCTCTTGGCAGATGCCGGCGAGATTCTCTCCATCAAGACGCC